CAAAAGACAAAGCACAAATCGTTCAAAGCGATTTTTATCTTGCAACCGCTGCAGACATTGTTGCTGATCCATCCGCTCCAAATGCTTTCGTTGAAGGTATTATGGAAGGTAAAGAATGGGTTTGGGATAATGGATTACTAAAGGAACAAGATATAGAAAGAGCGAAGAAAATTATTGAAGCAGCTCCTTCAAAACAACTTGAAGAAATTAAGTTGAGAGAATTCACCAAATTAATGTCTAATTTATGATTATTATAAATATTAACACGAACCAATTTACTATAAATTTTTAGGAGTTTTCAAATGAGTAACGAAGAAATTACAAACCAAGATGAAGTTCTGGAAGAAGTAGAACAACAGGATGAACTTGTTGAAACTCCAGAAGAAGAAGTTCAAGAAGAAGAAGTTCAAGAAGAAAAAATAGAAGAAGTCAAAATGCCTTCTACTAAATCGGGAATGATTAAAGCTCTTTTTGATGCTGTTAATGGTATGAAAAAAGAAGAAGTCACCGCTAAGTGGAAATCTTTAATGGATGTTGCTGAAGCAGAAGATTTAGGTGGACCAACTCCAATTGGGCCAGATGATGCAGATGCAAAAACAGGAGATCCAAAGATTGGTAAAAAGAAAAAGAAGATAAAACCATCTGACCTTCCAGAAATTAATGTCAAAGAAGACATCGAAGCACTTGTTCAAGGTGAAGAACTTTCTGAAGAGTTTAAGTCTAAAGCATCTACAATTTTTGAAGCCGCTGTTTATCAGAAAGTTATGGAAACGGTAACAAAGAAGACCGAAGAACTGGAAGAAGAATATTCTAAGAATCTTCAAGAAGAAATCATTTCCTTTAGGGATGAGTTGACAGAAAAAGTTGACGGATACTTGAACTATGTTGTTGAAGAATGGATGAAAGAAAACGAACTTTCTCTCGACAGTTCACTTAGAAGTGAAATTACAGAAGAGTTTATTGGTGGATTGAAAGGTCTTTTCCAAGAACATTACATCGAAGTTCCAGAAGAAAAAGTAGACATGGTTGAAAACTTATTTGACCGTGTTGAGGAATTAGAAACCAAATTAAATGGCAAAATCGAAGAGAACGTTAAAGTTACAAACGAACTTAACGAATATCGCAAAAATAAGATTGTCGAAGAAATTAGCAATGACCTTGCTGATACACAATCCGAAAAATTGAAAGAACTTACAGAAGGTGTTTCAATGGAAGAAGGCGATGTCGAAGATTTTGAAAGTAAAGTAAAACAGATTAAGGAAAGTTATTTTCCTAGTCAAGTTAAAAAGGATGAAGTTATTAGTGAAGACAGTGTTAGTTCAGAAGAACAAGAGGAAACTCCTGTTAAGATGAACAACATCATGGAAGCATATAGTAAAGCTATTGCTCGGTAATTAAATATTACAATTTTTTTAATCCATATTATAGGAGTTAAATAATATGAAACTAGAACAAAATTTATCTGAAAAGTGGGCTCCAGTTTTGGATCATCCAGATCTTCCTAAGATCACGGATAGTCACAAACGTGCCGTTACAGCTATGTGTCTTGAGAACACAGAACACCAATACGTTCAAGATCAAGCAATGCAAGGTCAATCTGGTTTATTGTCGGAAGCAACACCAACAACAATCAACGCTTTGACATCCACTAACCCATCTTTGGGTGGTGTTGCTGGAAACCCAGTACAAACAACAGCGTTCAACTTTGCAGATCCAGTTTTGATCTCAATGGTTCGACGTGCTATGCCTCAGTTAGTTGCATATGACGTTTGTGGTGTACAACCAATGTCTGGACCAACAGGTCTTATTTTCGCACTCAAAAGTCGTGTTAATACAATGGCCGGTGCTGAAATGCCTGGTGTTAATGCTGATACAGTTGCAAGTGAATCTGGAACAGCTAATACTGGTGATACAGTCAAGACGCCTGGTCTTTTGATCACGGCCGCTGACGGAACTGGTCAAACAGGAACAGAATTTGCTGCTTCAAGTGCTCTGGAAACAGACGGTGGTGAAGGTAATATTGCTGGTGAAATGTCCTTCTCAATAGAGAAGATTTCCATCGCTGC